CAGTATTTGTCTTTACATCTCCAAATTCAGATTTCTTGAATCTCCTAAGAATCTTTTGTGCACCCAGATCAGTACCGTAAACGATCTGTGGGGTCAGTGTATGAGTAGATATACCAGATAGGTCATTACCCTCGAAAATATTGATAAACTGCCCTCTACGGACGTTATCAGCAGAATACGCTAGTGATAGTGTATTAGGATCATGTGATTTTACATAATATGGAACATTATCATCTAAATTTGATAGGGTTCCTATTCCAGAAACATAAGAGTATACAACTAAATCACCATCATTTAAATTATGATTGGATGATGTAAATCTAGTAGTAGTTGCTGCAATCCCAATGTTATCGAAAGAACGAATACGTTTTTGAGGATCTATATCCCAATGAGGTAAACTATTAGACGCAACATATACCTCATCACCGTTAGAATAAGAATTCTGAACATCAGCAGTATAACCAAGTTGTGTTTTTACATTCCTTCTAAAATAATATGTTTTAGTAGTATCTAAAACAACAGTACTAACTTCTATCTTACTATCCGATATAATAAGAGTTATAGTTCCCGATACTACTGCATTATCACCATCAATTATATCAATGGTGTCACCAGCAAATAAATCATGCGGTTGGTTTAATGTGAATCTATAATTGCCAGGTGCAATAGTATCAATTCCATAAAGACCATACTTAGATGCAGTGTTATGGATAAAGGTTTTCCATCTAGGATCCTTTTGTTTCTTACCTAAACTCTTTACATTAATACTACTTTCTTCTTGTTGATTTATAGCAGATCCTACAAACTTACTAAGAACCCCCAATACGTTTAGGTTAACTTTCTTTGCAAGATCACCATTCTCATACGAATAAGCAAATAGACCAGCAGTTACAGTTGATCCAATACCACAAGGTGATGTTATACTAGAAACACCTAAGAACTGAGTATAGTTCTTATCAGTATATGTGAATGTTCTATCTTCAAAACTTACACTACCACTAGTATCAAACCCAACAGTAGAGTCAACGTTTAGAATAGTTCCTAGTGCAGGTGTACTCTTTGTTAGGAAGGTTTTACCTGCTTGCTCAAACTTACCAACAGTTGTTCCTTTAGATAAAGCAACCTTATAATATGTTTTCCCACCAATAAGACAACGTTCTACACTGTAGACAGATCCGCTAGTCTGTACAGGTGTAGTATCTTGTATTAAACTCTGACCCTCAATACTTAATGCATCACCACTTACTATGTCACATACTAAAACATCATTTACAATATAATCCGCATCTGATGGTCTTACTAAGTACTTAGATGGTTGAATCATCTCAACTGGTTCACCATACAGTGCACCAAATAATATTTTGAATGCTTCTTCTGTACCCTTAGACTTATAGAAATCTTTTGCTTGTCTAATGAAGTTAGACTGGTTCAATTCTTCATTTAGAGGTCTCTCAGAGAAACCTGGTAAGAATTGTACCTTGAGTTTCTTTAGAAACTCCTTTAGAAATACATTACTAAGATTTGTTACCCTTGATTCTGCTTGATGTGTTCCAATACCTGTTGCAGTAAATGTAAGGTATTCTGGAGCATTAGTCCTACTATTTTTCTCTATACCACTGAAACCCCTAACACAACCAGTGAAAGAAGTAGATCCAATACCAGTATAAGTTATTATCTCATCATTTATCTTTAGCAGTCCCCACTGCCTAGGCCAACCCTTAGTAGAATCAACATATATCGTATCAACCAAACCATTTGCATAAGAAGTTGTGGATGTAAATCCAGTCATCACCTCATTATTAATATAATCAAGACTCTTATATTCAACAAGATTATCAGCGATGTCAACTACACCGCCTTGAAACTCTTGAGAAATATAATATTGTTTTAGAAATTCACCAAATAAAGGATTTTCATCATCAACGTACTGAGGTACTTGACTCTGAATTATCTCGTGGATCTTTACTTTTGTGAATGATGTTGTGATCATTAGGTAGTTGCCGTAGTAGTATTTACCCTCTTATTTTCTCGCCATTTGTGTAACTAGACTGGATATTGAATCTAGTACCAGATGTATTAGCACCTGAAGCGATGGAGTCTTCCCTCATGTAGAAATTGCTATTAGCAACAGAGAATTGTAAATACAACTCTTTTCTTGCAAGAACATCGTTGGATTCAGGTATTGCCTGTACTTCAACAATATTATTTGGTCTAACAGTACTGGTTATATTCGCAGTATTGATAACGACCTCGCCTTTTTTATAATCAACAGTTCCAAATGTACTTGAAAGTACTTTTGCTGTATTGTCAGCTTCAAGACTGAATAAGAATATATTACCCTTAGTTGTTCCTTCTACACGTATATCAGAGAAGTAAACAGTATCAGATATACCACTTACAGTAAATCCAGTAGATTTGATGTTATAAGCATCTCCTCCTATATGGAATTGATTATCATAACATAGTTCATACTGTGTAAATTGATTGATTCGTGCGTATAAATTTCTTCTAATTCTTACCGTAGTAATATTTGAAGTAATTGTAGTACTTACATTATCAATAAGTGAAAGAACCTTACTGTATTTGAATCTACCACCAAATTTATTCAATTCAGGTCCAGATGCAAATGATGTCAATGAATTAATAACATCAGTCTTCATATTCTCTGGATCTCCTACAAAGTTTGCATTGTAGTAAACCCAACTATCAATTTCTACATATAAGAACTTTAAGTCAACCATAGTAGGTAAAATACCTGCTACTGAATAGTTCTTTAGAGAACTAAGTATTTGTTTCTTAGTAAACTCAGATAAGTATGATCCATTCTTCGGTTTAGCAGCAATGTAAACCTGACCATACCTAGGAGGAGTAAGTTCCTCACCACCAAAAGCACTTATAGATTCTATATTAGGATATACAGAAGGTACAATTGCTTCGTAATCACTTGCAGTAACTGCCCTATGTTGTGTTGAGTATAACCTAGGAGCATAGTATCTAATACTCTGCAAATTCTCTATATCGTCACCATTTTCACTAACATAGTTAGGAATGATAGTCGCAGTAAAATCAGTTACCGTTGCATCGTTCTCATCGGACAATGTACCAGTAAATGTTAGACGTGAAACACCATTACCATCCTTACCATTAGTCTTGATGTATGAAACATCAACAACATTACCATTGGTTAGTTTATTACCAAATATACCATCACCAAATAAGACTTCATACTTCTCATCAGTTGTTTCCTGAATCAAATAGATCTTAGATGTAGATGTAATACCAAGTATATTATCAACTAACGCATATTCTTCAATTGTTGTGCTTGCTGCATTTTCCCTTACGTTGACACGTATAGTTGAGGTATCAATACCATCGTTAGGTAAAATGAACCTCTGATTCGGTTGAGAGTCATCGATAACAAATGTATTGGACAAATATTGTCCTTGATATACCTTTATGACACCAGAAGCTTCACCATTGAGTGCAGTTCCAGTAACTTGTTCTGGTATAGAAAAGACGTAGTTTATACTATCAACATTACCATTACCAATAATACCTGGTTCAAATTTTAGAATAGTAGTTGCTGCAGGTAGATCAGATATGTTATAACTGACATCTGTTACTGCTGCTCTTCTTGATCTAGGTACATATCCTATATTTCTTGCTAATGATACTACATTCTCTCTCAAAGTTGCACTATCAATGAAAGTCTCATTGACAACCATATTGGTATTATATGCTGTACTGTATGAGTTGTAAGCTAACAGATTGATCAATATGGATAGGTTAGATCCCTCAAAGTCCATATCAGTGAAATTAGAATTTTCTCTGACGTAATCTTTGATGGATGATTTTATATCCTCAAAATTTAAGTTTGTAAATTGTTGCAGTGCCATTATAATCTTGTTGGTTCGAGTATAAAGTTGACGGTTTGTGTTGGTGACGATAAACCAACAATATCGTATTCTATGCTTATATCTAAAGCATTATCATCAGGAGTTGCCTGAACACCTATTCCTGTCAATCTGACTCTGGGTTCATGGTTAGTGATAGTTAGTTCTATCTCTGTTCTTATAGGATCAATAAAATCT